GGAATCAAAATTCCAACCAGCTTGTTGATTGGCCTCTCTAATAAAGGGGTGTATCTCTTTGTATATCCATCTATCATCTAACCAAACAATGTTAGAGTCTCTTTTCTTTTTTAAATTAAAAAGTTCTCTTTCATTTAAAGGATTCTTTTTTATATCTCTATATTTATTTTTTTCCTCTGCTCCTGTAATAGCAATACCTTCTTTCTGTTCCTTGCCGTGTCTTATTATTAAATCACATATTTTAGATGGAAGAGCAGATTTAAAATAATAATAATAATTATTTAAATTCATATGTTGTAGTTAAAAATATGTTACGCTTTCTAGACATGTTAGGTGTTATAAAATATTTTAACGAGCTTGGAAACATAACAAAGAAATTGCTTTTCATTTGAACAAACCACTTCCTGCCCTCTCTACGATTATTATTAAATTCAATAACCATTTGACAAGATTCTGGTTGAACATCTATTCCATACACAAAAGTATAATCAGGAGAGCGTCTTAAATCTAAAGGGTCCACAGTATTTCTTAAAAAGGATTGCTCTTTAGGTGCGTAAACATTTCCCCAATTTTTCATAGGAATTAAATGTTTTTCATAATCTATTTTATAGTGATCTTTAAAATGATCCTGTAACCAAGATAATTCTTTTGAGTATTCCACTACATAATCAAGATAAGAGTAATCTCTATCATCATCACTCATTCTTTTATTATCTATAAAAGACTCTAATATATTGCCTTTTATTTCTGCTCTCTTAATTTCAAAATGTTTTGGAGTTTTGATTTCGCCGTAATAATAATCTATTTCTGATAGCACCACTTTTTTCATAACTTATACTGAATTTATATCAACTAAATCCCATGTTTGTCCAGCTTCATTCCACTGATATTCCCAAAAATTACCTGTCCCTGCCTCTGCAGATGCAAGATTTTCTGCTTCTTGTTCAGCTGTTAGGCTAGGTTTTGCAACTGGGGGATCCCAGGACGCTGTTGATAAATTTAAAGTCCAACTATCAAAAGGTTTTGGTGGCATAAAAATATCATTTGTTTCATCATAGTTATAGCCTATACCAGGATAGTTTCCTCTAAAAGGTGTTCCACCTAATTTATGTATATTATTAAAAGTGTTATAAGAACATTTTTTCCAAAGTGGATAAAAGTGTATTTTTTCTAGGTATCTTCTACCTCTTTCCTCTTCTTCAACACCCTCATCACTAGAAGTTTTAACATTATCTACAACATGTACTCCTAATACTCTGTTATTTTCATCTAATTTTGCAAAGTGTGCCATATCTTATATATCCTTATTGAAACTTATACCTTATTACCACTATTCCTGATCCACCAGCATGGGCTGATCCTCCGCCACCACCAGTATTTGCTTGTCCTGCAGATCCGGGTGCATTTGGAGGTGCTCCTTTATTTCCAGTTCCTCCTCCACCTGGACCACCTGATCCACCGGCACCAGGGCTAGCAATTGGATATCCTCCACCGCCACCACCGCCAGCTCGTGTTACAGATGAGCCTGTAATTGATGTTGAAACTCCCGGACCACCAGGTCCACCAGCATTACCTTGTCTAGCGCTTCCAGCACCTCCGGCTCCTCCGCCACCACCTGCTGATCCTGCGTTTGAACCAGGGGGCTCTCTTCCTTGCCCACCAGGTTGTCCTTGAGGTGGACTTGTTGGAGGTTCATTTCCATTGCTTCCAGGATTAAATTGATTTTCACCACCGCCACCACCAGAACCACCTTGTCCGTTTGGACCCGATCCGCCGCCGGCAGATGTTATTGTACTAAAAATTGAAGGCTCGCCTTGTGTTCCCGGAGAACCGACTGTTCCACCAGCACCTACTTGTATTGGATAACTACCAGCTGCTAAAGTTATAGCGCCTGCTCCTTCTAAAGGAGATTGAGTATATGAATCATTGGCTGCTTCGTCTTCTCTAAAGCCGCCGCCACCTCCACCACCTGATTGCGAAGGAGCAGTTCCACCACCTCCACCGACTACCATGTAGCTAGCTAAATTGTTTGGTTGAGGAGCTGGTCCACCGTCACCTGCTATTGCAACGTTAAATGTGCCATCTCCAGTAAATGTGTGAATTTTAAAATCTCCGTCAGTGCTTTCTGTTCCACCTGTAGCTACTACGAACTCTGATGTTGCAGTTCCGCCTCCAAAGCCTAAAACTTTATATCCAAATCCAGTTGCCATTATTCTCCTTATGCGTCGTTAGCAGCATCTGTAGTGAAGAATAATTTGATTCCCAATAATTTTGCATCAGCTGTTAACGAATCTTCAGACACGTCTCTAGAGATTTGGAAGAATACTTCTTCATCTGTGCTAGGTGAGCCTGCAATAGTTACTGCTCCACTTTCTGCTGTCACGTCTAAATCGTTTGCCGTACCGCTATGAGCTTTTGCTGTTGGTGCAACTGCTGTTCCAAACGCTACGTTTATCGTATCGTTGTCAGCACATGCAACACCTTGTAAGTCCCAAGATACAGTACCTGTATTCGTCGAGTCTGCTGTAAAGTAAGCTTGAAAAGTTACTGTGCCTTCATTCCATGATTTTGGAAATGCAACAGCAAACTGTGCAAACTCGTCTGAATCTTTATCAAAGTCTAAAGTTTTAATTTCTGGACCATTAGATAACTCTACTTGTGCTATGGCTGCACATCCGTTTGTAGTGTTTGGGTACATTGAAGAAGCAGGAACCCAAATAGATTCTTTGCCTGCAATTTTAATTGCTGCAGTGTTATCTCCTCCATCTACGGCTTGAGCAACACCAGTACCGTTAGGTGCAATAACAATGTTTCCATTAGCACCGTCAGTTATTGTGATTGTTCCAGAGTTTGTACCTGAATTAGTATCTAAAACTAGATTGTGTGCACCGCTAGAAGTTATTGTAGCGTCTGCAGATCCTGTTCCAACTACGATCTCACCAGTTCCTTTTGGTGCTATCGCTAAATCTATGTTTGAATCGCCACCGTTAGCAGCGATTAATGGATCGTTTCCAGTTGCAGCATTTGTAACTTTAATTTCATTAACTATAAAACCACCGTCTGCAAATTTTGGAGCTGTTAAAGTTTTGTTTGTTAAAGTGTCTGTTGAAGAAGCAGTTATAAATCCACAATCGTCAATGTCTGGATTAGTGCCATCGTTGGCTGTAGCGTAAACTAATTTTACTGCACCTGGTGCAACAGTTACACTATCTCCAGATCCTGTTACGTATTTAAATACTACGTTTTGAGATCCAGATGTTGAATTTTTTAATATATAAAATTGTTGAACATCGATTGGAATAGTAACGTTTCTTGAACCTGAAAGAGTTCCAGTAAATTCTATAATTCTGTGTGCAAGAGTTGCACCTGTTCCACCGTCTGTTACTGATAAAGTTGTATCTCCAGAGTCAGAGACGGCTTGTGTGGTAAAACCACCTGAAATTTGTTCTACAATACTTAAGTTAGTATTAGTTTTTGTTCCCCATGTACCGGCATTTTCACCAGTTGCCTGTAGTTCTATACCGAGTGGTGAGTATGTTGAAGCCATATTTTTTCTCCTATTTAGCTTAAGCTACGTTTGTATAACTTGTATTAGAACCAGTGTCAATAGCTTGATACGCTTGAATTCCAAATCCTGTTGCAGTTCCAAAAGCAGCTACAGAGGCTGTTGATGAAACCCCAGTTAATCCCATAACATCCGCTGGAGCTAAAGTTCCAACTGCAGAGGTAGCTGCAACTCCTGTTAATCCTATAACATCAGCAGGAGATAAAGATCCAACAGAAACAGTAGCTTGTTGTCCTGTTACAGCTACAATTGGACTTGATCCAATTGTTATAGATCCTAATCCAGATGTTAATGAAGCCCCAGTTAATCCCATAACATCCGCTGGAGCTAAAGTTCCAACTGCTGAAGTTGACGCTTGACCACCTAGTCCTACTATTTCTTGTGTAGGATCTATTGATCCAACAGATGTAGTTGCAGAAACTCCAGTTAATGAAAACTCTGCACTAATAACTAAACTTGTTGATCCAAGGTTAGAAGTTAAAGATTGACCAGTTAAACCTACAACGTCTGCAGGGTTAAGTGTAAACATTCCCCAACCATTGTCACCATAAGACGCGTTACTCCAACCACTAGGACCAGAGTTTGATGTCATTGCATCAGGTGCAGTTAACTCTACTTTAAAACTTGACTCGCCCCAAGACTCTGCGTTCCAAGTATCTCTACCCCAACCTTGTTCAGGGAAAGTTATTAAATCTCCAAGTGATACAGTTGCTGATACTCCAGTTAAGAAAACGGTAGGGTCTTTTATTTCACCCCATTCACCATCATTCCAAGCTTGTGCACCCCAACCAGTTGTAAAAGCTTCGCTTATTCCCCAAAGATTTGCACTCCAGTTTCCTGCTCCCCAAAAATCAGCGTTAGGTGTATTCGCTTGGCCACCCATTCCAGGGTGATTAGAACAATAATAATATAAAGTTGGTGCGTCGGTTGCTACAGTAATTTGAGTGTAGGCTCCTGAAGAACCTGGAGTTCCGTATC